GGATTACCTGCGTTATCTGGCAAAGTTACAATTGTGGAAGATCCTGTCGTAATACCAGAAACTTTTTGCCTAGCAATTCTTTCTTTTAAAACTTCAGTACCATAAGGTGGGAGATAAAAAGAATTGATGGTAACTAATGGATCTCCTCCAGTTTCAACGTAAACTGCAGTAAATCCTGTAGCAACTCTGATATAACCACTTTTCAGGGAGATTGGATTACTTGTTGCTGCTACAGAAACAGTTGGGGAAATTCTATTTACATTTTGAACTATTTTTGTTGCCATTATTCATTATCTCCTGTTTGATCAGCATCACCAAACATTATTGATGCAACTTCTGGTCTAATAGAATCAATTTTTTCTGCAGATCTAGTATAAAGTAATTGTTTAATCACATCAGAAACATTTGATGGGGATCCATCAGTTGCAATCAAGTCGATAAGTTCTTCCATAAAAATTGTTTTATTATTATATGGTTATTTATATTTTTCCACCTTTAGGTTCTGGTATTTCTACTGCTGTAGCATCCATAGATGGTTCCATTGGAATTTCGCCACCTGCGCCTTGTTGAATGTCTTGTCCAGCAATCTCCCCACCACCAGGTATTGGATTTCCCATTTCATCAACTGGAGCATTCGGATCTGGCAAAATACCCTTAGCAATTTCATCTTCAATTTGAAGATCAATTTCAATAATTTCAGAATCAGTTTGACGAAGAATTTTTTTGCGAACATACTCAGTAGAATAGTATTTACCAATATAAGGTTCAATGGTAGTTGCGAGAGTTAATCTATTTGTCAAAAGTTCTGCTTCTTTTAATTCTGAAAAATGATTATCATATAAAAAGTCATACTGAATGTGATCACTCATTTGCTCCCAATCTTCTGGGGAAACTATATTTTTTAGTAATAATTGAGTGCGAAGAATATCATTAAATAAATTTGCAAATCTTTTTCTTAAACGACCAACAAATTTTGAGAACATTAATTCATCTCTTAAAATTTCGGATGATCTTCCAAGATTAAAACCATCTCCACCTCCAGCAATTCTTGTTTCTGGAACTCCTAGTGCTCTATAAAGTTTCTTTTGGAAATATTCAATATCGGATAATTCTCCAAGATTTTGACCCCCAGGAAGAGTAGTAATTTCAGTTCCTCTACCACCCTCTCTCCTTGGTAACCAAAAGTCCTCAAGCATACTCATAAACTTACGATCATCACGAACTTCGCCAGTATTGGCATCATAAACAAGTTTGTTACGATAACGACTCATAACTTCTTTTAGATATTGCTCCGCTTTTACTTTAGGGAGATTACCAACATCAATATAAAAAATACGACGCTCTGGTGCTCTAGATAATCTATAGATGACAAGAGAATCCTCAATCATTCTTAATTGATTGAGTGCTTTAATTGCTTTATGGAGATATGAGAGAATAGTACCTTTATTCCTATCAACTAAACCTGAAGTGCAATATGTAATTGAATCTTTTGCAATTTTAACTGATTTTTTAGATCCACCACTAAGTGTTCCAGATGGGAAATTTGGAGTAGGGGTATATACGAAATATTCTTCAATTTCTGGAAAGTTATACTCTTGATCTTGCCCAAAAGATTTTGATAATAAATTTAAATTTCTTGCATCATTTGCATTATTTCCCGTCTTCTTTTCTTGACGGACGTGCTTTATTTTCATTGGATCAATATATCTCAAATCCTGAATTCCTGCCTCAGGATTTTTTTGATCAATAACTTTTAAATAAAATAAACGTCCATCAATGTACCAATTTCTAAAAATTTCATGGGACTTTTTATCAAAGTCCATGATTTCCTTAATATATTTAAATTCTGCTCTTATAACTTCTTTTAAGCGATCACTTGCGTTTAAGTTTGTCAATTCAATTTCTACGGGAGAATCGTAAAGATCACTGACAATCGCTTCATTTACAACACTTTCAATGGCACCATCACATTCGGGGTGAAGTGCCATTTCACGATAACGACGAATTAAATCGTACTCTGTCCTATAGACACCCTCAATATCTACATATTGTCCATAAAATCCAGATTGAATAAAATGATCAACCCCGTCCTCATTATTTGGAGGAACGGGGGCAACTATAGATTTGGATTTTTGTTCGTTATCCTCAATCGAAAAACCAAAAAGTTTCGCCATTTTATAAATTTAAACTGATTATATGTTATATTTAGTTGATATCCTCTCCACCAGCTGCTGGAGAATTACCTTTCATCGCTTCCCACCAGAGAATTTGGAACTCTACAGGAAATTCCTGAATGTTTGGGGTATTATAATCTAAAGTAATCGCTCCAATAGAAGTTGGGAAAATATCATAAAAATGATATGCCCTAAGAGTTGATCCATCACGATCAAGTTGGTAAACAAATGCATCTGCGGTATATGCAGTTGGATCAGTTTCACCAGTGTTGTCAGAAACTCTGTTGATTTTGTTCATCCAGTTTTCAAATGCTGAACGAATAGCAAAATCTGTATCATTAATGACGGTTACTGTCCAACTTTCGAATGTTCTATCGCCAGCAACTTTTAATGTTCTTCCTCTAAAGGGAACATCAATTGGTGCAACGTTAGATGCTGGTAAATTTGCACCCTTGACTAAAAATCTTGCCTTATCAAGAACATTAGTGTCTGCTTGTGCAATATCTGGGAATGAAAGAACAACCTCAAAGAGATTACTTCTAGCACCACCACCTGTTAACTTACTTTTAAAGTCAGTAATCTTTCTTAGTGGAGGTGGATTTAATTGTTGTCTAGTTGCCATGGTAGTTTAAACCTCTAAATTAAAAGTTTCCGATTACTTCTTCAAAGTCAACACCAGTCTTGGTGGCAATAAAGTTGAGACCAATGAAGTTAATTGATCTTGCAGGTTTGATGTAAATATCGGCAACAAATTCATTGTTGTCGATTACAGCAGCAGTGTTGTTTGTTTCATCACAAATAACAACATAGTCAAAGATTCCTCTCTTAGCTTGGACATCGCGTAAGAATGGTTCAATGGTGTTTACAAAGTTAGTTCTTGTAATCTCATCATTGAATTCAAAGAGAGCGTCTTTCGCTGCCTGAGAAATTGCATTCTCAAGATAGATAAACAGACGACGAACGTTGATTCTATCAAATGCTGACGCCTTACCATATCCAGTCTTATCACCAAATAGAATAATTCCTGCTCCAGGTGAGAAGATTATTGGATTGATTCTATTTGAGTAGAGTCTGTCTCTTTGAGTCTTAGATGGGTTATATGCAAGTTTGACCGCATTGAGGATAGCACCTCTTGATGTACCTGCAGGAGAATACCAAGCAAAGTTGTTGATATCATTGCGAGCACAAAGACCTGCAATATCTCCATTCAATGGAACATATCTGAATGTATTTGAGAACCTATCATACATGTACTTATAACTACTATCAAATACTGCATAAGTTGATGATGTAACGGGAGCATAAAACTCAATTAGATTCTCAGTAATATCAGCGGCAGATCTTACTGTTACTGAGGTTTGGGATGAAGTGTCTGAAAGTGCTGCTGCTCTGTATGGAGAAATAAATGCGACTGCATCTTTTCTCAGTTCGGCAACAGAAATTAGTTTATTTGCGAGTGCTTGTGCATCATTGATATTGTAAGCAGCAGATCCCATCAGGAGGAAATCGACCTTGAAATTTTCAGTATTCTCAAATAAATCATATCCATCAGAAAGTTCTCCTAAAGTTGCAGTCAGTCCTGTGGTAGTGATCCCTGCCGCACCATTGTAATCTAAACCACCTGCTAGAGTATTTGTTGAAGATCCAGCAGCGGCAAATGTAATTCCATTTGCTTCTTGGTTCCAAGCAACATCAGACTCAAGCGCAAATCCAGAACTATATCCAGTGGTTACAATTCCTGTTGGAGAATTAAGTGCAAAAATATATCCTGAGTTATTTGCAAGATACTTTCTCCAGTAAGATGGATTACCTACTGAAAATTCTGCATCAGATGCCTTAGAAAGCGCGAGGTGCTTCTCAAGAATTGTTCCAGCATTTCCAGTTACTTCAC